ATTTAATTTTTTGTTAATTTTTTGAAACTTTATAAAAGTAAAATAATTTATTAAACAAATAATTACTTTAATAAATTAATTGAAATAAATAATTGTTAATTATTTAAATTAAAAATATATAAAGAAATACTTATAATGTAATTAAATGGAAGAATCTCTTACCATTACCCACTCAAAAGTTATTAACTTTTATAAAAAACATACTGGTATATCGTTTGAACAGTCTTCTCTACTTATGGTAGAACTACTTGAACAAGTAGTAGAAGAAAAAATGACTACATCTATGGTCTCTCAACTTGTAGATAATCTTAAAACGATTGAACATCAAGTCCGTATTGTATCTGAAAGTGTAACAAAGTATCAAGAGGATATTATTTTAAAGATGAATGTAAAGTTAATGGAAATGAAAAAGGAATACATGGAAGATGTTAAAATAATTCTTAGTAGTAACATTTCTGATAAAATAAATCCTTTGTTAAAAGAACAAGGAGACAACTTAATTGCAAAAACCAATTTATTATTAAACGACCTTCTTCCAAAAACAAATGATACTATAACAACTAAAATTAATGATACTATTAAAGATTTACAAAAAAGTATTCAAGAAGATACAAACAGATTATCCTCTAATCCAGAGTCATTTCACGAACTTCTTACTTCATTGGATCAAAAATTTACTACTGCAATGATGAATACTCAACTTGCTTTATCAAGTACAAACGATAAACTTGAATATGGACTTAAAGACATTCGTAATAATCAAGAGCAACAAATCTCTAGTGTAAAAGAATTAAATCAACTAAATCAACAAACCATCAAGGATGCATTGGAGAGAAGCACAAATGATATTAAACAATACAATGAACAACAATTTATTTCTGTAAAAGATATTGCAACAAATAGTCAAGAAGGAGTTACAGAAATGTTAAAGAAAATGGATGGTGCTTCTACAAAAGGAAAGGTATCTGAAAATATTCTCTCTTTCATTTTACATAAAATGTTTCCAAGTGGTAATATTCAATCTGTTGCTAATACAAAAGAAAGTGGTGATTTTATTTTACAAAGAGAAGGTAAACCAACTGTTTTAATTGAAAATAAAAATTGGGAAAGAAATGTAATACAAGAAGAAGTAAAAAAATTTCTACGAGACATAGAGGTAAATAAATGCTGTGGTTTATTTTTGTCTCAGAATACGGGAGTTGCAAACAAACAAAACTATGAAATTAATATCCATGATGGAAATGTACTTGTCTATATTCATTATGTAAATAATGACCCTGAAAAAATTAAAATAGGAATAGATATTATTGATCATTTTAAAGATATGTTAGGTGAATTAGAATCCGATGAAATAGACATTGATACAATAAGCAAGGATGTTCTTATGGATATTAATAAAGAATATAACATTTTTGCATCTCAAAAATTAATCATTTTAAAAACTATCAAGGATTTTCAACAGAACATGACAAAACAATTGGATATTATGAGTTTTCCAACTTTAAAAGATTTTTTAGGTACAAGATACGGCGAATCTTCAAGTGGAGAAAAATGTGAGTTTTGTGGAAGATCGTGTAAAAACTATGCGGCTTTAAAGGCACATCAAAGAGGTTGTAGGAAGGAAGTACCTATAAAAGAATCTCTAACTGAGACAAATTTCCATTCGTTTAATTTGTCTCAACTAAAAGAAGAATGCAAGAAGAGAAAAATAAATACATCTGGAAAAAAAAGGGAAGAACTTCTTGAATTGTTGTTATAAATAATTATGTTTTATACTTCTTTTACAAAACGGACACGGGCTATCTGGATTTTCATCCTCTTTTCCATTCATTTGAATTAAACAGTCAAGACAAAATTGATGTTTACAATCCGTTTCTATCAAATACTTATCTGTAAAACAGATATCACAATTATCTTTTTTATTAATGAATTTAACTGAATAAATACTACAATAATTGCATTGTTCGCCTTTCATACTCCATTCAGGATACGACTCTTTACAATAATTAATTGTTTTACAATCTTTTAAAACACACTTATATTTACATTTTTCTATTTTACAAAACCTTTTATTATTGCTTTTAAAATGTTCATGTTTATAAGATAAACAATGACAATCGTTTGTTCCTTTCAAATAGGAGCATTCACATAATGATAAACAACTTCCATCACCTTCGCACGCCATACATAATAAAATAAACTGCATTTAAATTATTATACATTTGTCTCAAGTAAAAAGATTGTAAGACTACTTGTTATTTGAGACAATATTAAAATTGTTCTCAACAAAATTTTACTCTTCCCCTTAAAATGCAACGTCTTCCTACAGGCTCCCCACATTTCAAAGGTGCTCGCCGCCAACACCGCCAGTCAGATTATAATCTCAATAAGGCCGTACTTGAGTTTGTAGATAATGTTATTACAAAATGCAAAAATATCAACGTTCTCTTTAATCTTACCGATCAAGAAAAGGGATACTTATCTAAATTATCCATATCGGATGATTATCCAAACGGATTTGAAAATATGTTTCAAGAAGGTACTGAAAACCCTTTTAATATGACTCATATGCGTTCCGGACAGGACAATGACGAGGAAACATCGCAATTCGGGATTGGTTTGAAATCTGGCGCCATTTCTACAGGAGAACGTTTGGACGTATTCACAAAAGTAACAGGAAAATTTTATTGTATTGAAATGTGCGAACGCGTCATTGATTCTTTCTCTCCAAATGTACGCGAAATAACCGAAGAAGAATATAACAGCAAACACCCCTTTAAAACGGTTCAACACTTGTAATCTCAAGTATTAATCCATCTATTTATAAATACATCACTGCTGATGATTTAAAAATTTATTTAAAGAATGTTTTCTCGTATACCTACAATGACATTATTAATGATACTCACGTACATTTGAAAGTAAACGACGAACAAATCCAATATGTTACTGATATTTATGATGTTCCTGAATGTCTTCCTTTTACACGAAAAGGAACCGTTTATAAATACAATGATGTATACTATTTATCACACGAAGATAAATATTATATATCTGAGCCTAACGTAAAGATTATAAAAAAGAAAAAAGATTTTAAATTTGATACAGAAAAGTCAGAAAAAATTGCAAATATTAAAACAACCTTTACATTTTATAAATTGAAATTTGGAGATGTTAAGTCAATAGGAAATAGATCTCTTTTCAAAGTATTTTTCAAAGTTTTACTATTCAAAGTATTTTTCAAAGTTTTACTATTCAAATTACTTTTCAAATTACTTTTCAAATTACTTTTCAAATTACTTTTCAAATTACTTTTCAAATTACTTTTCAAATTACTTTTCAAATTACTTTTCAAAGTTTTACTATTCAAATTACTTTTCAAAGTTTTACTATTCAAAGTAATTTGTTCGTCATTCATTTCATGATTTATTTCATCATCTATTGATTTTATAAATCTTAATTTTTTACCTAATTCATAAAATATTTTTTTAAATAAAAATGTTGGTTCGCTATATCCATCAAGATACGCTTCTTCTCCGTATTTTTCTAGATAATATCCATTTAAAAACAACTCTTTTAACTTTAATTCTTTTTCTTGTTCTTTTGTAACATTATATCTTTTTAATAAAATTTCATATTCAATATCTATTTTATTCATTATATTATAATATTATTTATTAAAAATTCCATCCTTTTTTATAATTACCTTTATCGTCTGACGATTCTTCTTCATCGTCTAACAATTCTTCTTCTTCTTCTGCTGCTCCTGCTGGTAATATTTTTAATTGAACGTGTGAGTGATCAGCATTTGGTCTAATAATTATTCGTGCGTCATTACTACCAAAACCTACAATTCTTGCTTGTGGTTGTTTAAATTTAATTTCTAACCACTTATCAAAAGCAGCTGTTTCTAAAAAAGAACCAAAACAACCGTGATGTGTACTATAACGTTCTAATATCATTCGTGATAATTCTTTTAAAGAAACAGAATTATTTCCTTCTCCACAAATTTTTGTTTTGAATAAAGTGAATGCATCACTAAGGTTTTCATAAGTATCTACATCGCCTTTATAATGTTTACAAATTTCATTTAAAATTAAATTACATTCCCATTGTGTTAAATCAGATAAAAAATTTGAAATCCATACGTTTAAATTCTCTGGGGCATGTTCACATAAAGACTTAATTAAAATGTCTTTTACTGAATCTATACATTGCGGTGTTTTTGAAATGTTATTTTTTAGTGCTGGTATATAAGCTAGAGGTTTTGTTTTTATATTTGATATAATACGTTTTTGATTATCAGTTAATGTATCGCTATTTATTGTTTTAAGAAAACCGTAAAGTTCGCACTGTATCAAACAATTTCCATTTCGGCCTAATTCAATAAATCCGTTTTCTTGTTTAGGATTAAATTTTAAATTAAGCGGTGTCCCATCTTTATTTTTAGTATAACCAACACTATTTAAAGTTCCTCCATCAATAGAACCATTCTTTAAAATAGACATAATAAAGTCTTTATTTGAGAATTCATATATTGAAATTTTTTTTTCGTCTTCTTTAAATAAAGAATAGACCGTGTCTACAGAGCGTTTTTGAAGCAACCACTTTAAAATTGTTTGATGTGGTGTAAGTTCTTTATCAGGACGTAATAAGTTACTATATGTTAAATCATCTTTATCAAAAGCAATATTGAAACTATTATTATTTCTTACGTCAAATTCAAAATCTTTTACATATCTAAAGTAGTGAGGATATTTTGTTTTTAAATATATTTCAAATTCACCAATCTTTAGATTACAGTCAACAACAACTGAAACTGAATCCTCTTTTTTTTTTAATAATTTTGCTTCTTCTTCTATTTGACATATCAATAAATAAAATGATTTTTTTCTTTCATAATATGCTTTAATTTTAGCAAAAACTTCTTTATTTTCTTCTTTAAATTTAAATTTATTTAAACTAGTTAATAAACGTGGCTCAATATCATCTGCATAATTGAATTCTTCGTCTGTTTTAGTTAACAAACTAAGTACATTTTGTAATATTTCAGATTGTTTGTTAGTTCCCGCGTTATAATGATTAATAGGTTGTAAATTAATTAGAATTTTGCCTATAACTAAACCATGTATCTTGTCGCGGGCGTCAATAGTCATAATTTCAAGCTTTCTTTTTAAATTTATATTTTCTTCTTCAGAGATTCTATATTGTTCTGTTATCTTAGCTACATTTTGACCTTCTTCACATATTTCTATTGCTATTTCTTTTTTTTTTGAATCTGTTAAAGATTCTTCAAACAATGATTCAATCAATTCTTCTGCTTTTTTATGCAAGAAAATTACCCTACTAACAGTTGCTAAACACGTTTCAACTTCTCTTTTTGTACTATTACATTCATCTAATAATAACTGATGTCCTTTTTCCGTTAATAAATATGCTTTGCAAAATTTATTTGTTCTTTCATCATCTCTACATAATATATCTATTATATCTTTACGTAATCCTGTAATTTCTTCTAAATTTTTTTGTGTAATACTAGGATTAATATATTGTAATTGGGATAAATAATCATATTTTGTTTTTAAAGAAAATAATTCCTTTACTTTATCACACGCAATAACACTCGGAGGTGTTGAATTTGATGAAAGTGTTTTTTTATCTATAATAATTTTAAAAGCGGCACCACTCGTAGATACATCACTACCAGTCAACCATCCAAAAGAACAAGGAAGTACTGGTATGTGTTTAACTTCTCCGTTTTCTAGATTTGCAACTTTTCCTAAAACATTATTAAACCTTGAACCAACCATTAATGATAAAGGGTTTTTAAAATCGGAAATACTAGGTCCCTGTAAATCAATAAATCTTCCTATAACACTGTTAATATTAATATTTTCAGATTTCTGTAAAATATATGTTCCGTCACACGCATTATCTGTAGGACTTGCATTTGTAAGTGATGCTTTGTAAGTTTGTGTCATATGTGCTTTACCTACTGGTATAGTATGAGCTCCAACAAATGTTATAGGTGTCTGAATATCGTCCTTTGAAACAGTATAAAACAGACAAATTGAATCTGTCTTTGCGTTGGATGCTACATTTATACCTGTTCCATATAGACTAAGATTAGGTGTTTTTAAATTATCCTGTACACGTCCAGTAACAATACATCTCCACATTTCTAAACATATGTAGTTTTTTGTTGATACTGCCAAATATAAAAATCGTGTTATTTTTCTTCCAGTAACATCTGAAATAATACCTTTAGATTCATCCAGATCATTATCATCAAATAAATAATTTAACAATTTAATTTTATTTATACTATCAGGTTTTTTAACAAAAATATCATAAAATTTTTGACCTTCACCATCAAATTTATCAGGAGGGTCTCTTAATATTTTAAACTTAAATCTTACAATCGTATCGTTTGAACATTTTGATATACAAATACAAACATCAACCATTTCACCATCACCAATTTCTGATAAAACAAATGAACTAATATACCCACCTTCTATAATTTTACCATCCTTAGTTAAATTACACGCAAATGGTCCATTCATAATTTTTTCAATATCTCCAGATAAAAAGTTAGGAATACCTTCATATGCAATACGTGATATAGCCGCTTTAGTGCTGGGGTCACCTCCTACAGTTGCTTGAGATGCACTATCAATCCTACGACCTTCTGCATCATTAAAGACCGATTCTTCACTACAAATACCTGTCATCACAAATATATGCTGAACCCAAATAATATTAACATCACGTGGCAATAAGCCTAGTTCTCTTTCAGTTTGTAATATTAATGTGTATGCAGTGCAAGCTAGATGTGTTCTATTTTTGACTTGAGCCGTCTCTTTAAAAATTTTTTTTAATATTTCTGTTAATCGCTCTATTTCACCTTTTTTATCATACCCTTCATCAAAATCAATACTATACAATTCACAAAGTTTTTCAAGTTTGTTTAAAACATTTTTTATAAAATGTTCGTGTTTTATTTTAAACATAATAAATGATTCATTACTCATTACAGGTTTTGTTTCATTACTCATTACAGGTTTTGTTTCATCATCTAATTCATCATTTTCATCAGAAGAAATGTCTTTTAATGTTTTTGGATTTGGATAACTCCAAACACCAGTTGTCTTGTTATTAACATCTTCCATTTTGTCTCTTATTTCTGGAGTTATCCAAAAACTAATTGTCTGGTTATTACCATCACGCATTTCGTCCGAAGCCTTTGCATCCGTTCCCTTCTTTAGGTCTAATTGTTCTATTATTTTTTTTGTTTCGCTAATAGAATTAGTCATTATTTTTTCACCCTCTGATTCTTCTTCTTTGGTGGTTCCTTTTTTGAGAGGTCGTTTAACGGCTGGTTTTTTGAGAGTTGGTTTAACGGCTGCTTTTTTGGGAGATTGTTTAGCGGGTGCTGGTTTTTTGGGAGCTGGTTTTTTGGCAGCTGTGTTTTTAGCGGTTGGTTTTCCACCTCCTATAAATTTTATGGTTTTAATTTTTTTTACTTTTTTTACTTTTTTTGTTTTCATTATAATATAAAATAATATTATAACGAAAATAATTATCCCAAAACGGTTATACTCAAATCTTCATTTTTATTTTTGTAAATAAGCAACAAGAAAAAACAATATACCACCCCATAGTACATCCATGATTACCATTTGCAAAGGCCAATTTTTAAACAAAGCATAGTTGGTTGTTTCGTAGACTGTGTATACTCCGATGCCTAATAAAAAGGCATCTGTCAAGGTTCGTTTTGGTAATATGATAAAATAATACAGTAGGAAAGTAAGAGCAACATAACAAAAGAAGGCACTTACATACCTAACCCTGGGTTTAAACCCTTGAACAGAAACAAGAGTTTTCAATAAAAAGGTTTGGTTCACCCAAAAGAAAATAAGGTCTAAAACAATAAACGATATAAAAATGATAATAAGAGAAATCATTATAATTTATCTATATTATTATCCAGATTCAATCATTTTTTTGTTATAAAGCATCAGTTTTATTTCATCCTTGATACGATTCAAACATTCGTCGTTCTCTTTATTATTCAAATACTTCAAAAACTTATCCTTCAGTTCTTTCTCGGGGTTTGTCTCAAGCCATTCTTCCAGCATCATCTCCTTCTCTTCATACAAACGGTCCAGTTCATCCTTCTTGTTTGCTAGGTTCCAGTTGTGTCCGTCGTAAACCATGATGTATTTATCTTTAATATTTGAGATATAGATATTCATATTTTCAGGTTTTACTGGGTTAAAGTGTACTTTCTCAATCATATTCTTTACACAATAGTTTACTTTCTTTATACAAAACCTGTAATCTTGGTCTGATAAGTGGCTCGTATCTGTCTCGCGATAAGCAAGTAGATTAAAGTTATTAACTGTTTTATTAAAAGAACCATTTATCTCTAGTTTCCCCATTAGTTTTTCAATTTGCTTGGATTGAGAATCTATCTTTTTAGTAAACTCTTGTTTTTGTTCTTCCAGTTGCATATTCAACAAACGTACTAATTCTTTCAAATCTTCATCTTTATTTTTTGTGCAACTATACTTGATGTGTCTATACATAGATTGTTTAAATTTAAATTTTTGTTCACAATACTTGCACATAATATCGTCTTTCTTTTTTTCCTCTTCAGGGTTGACTTTGGGGTGACTCAGGGTTGACTTTGGGATGTCTAAAGGTTGTTTTGGGATGTCTTCTTTTTTGCTTAAAACAAGATGGTGTTTTTTACTTTCTAAATGCTTATCATAATTAAACTTCTTTGTAGTAGAATATTTACAACATTCGCATCTATACTCCATATATTAATAAAATATATTATTTTTATATTATTTTGCTACAAAAGTAGCAAATGCATATATTTAGGTTGGCTACTTTTGCTACAAAAGTAGCAAATCCGCTCCATTGCTACAAAAGTAGGAGCCGGATTTTTTTCCTTTTTTTGCGGGAGAGGGGGAGGCCAAAAAAAAATAAAAAAAGTTTTGGAGGCCGCGCAAAAACTTTTTCAAAAAAGTCTCGGATTTCTCTCCGTTTCTTCCGTCCAATCTTATTATTAAATTTTATCATAGTTTTTTTATTTTATACTATTGTTAGATGTCATAATATAGTTCCTTATTTTAGGGTTGACTTTGGGATGTCTTGGGTTGACTTTGAGATGACTCAATGGTGACTTTGGGCTAACTTAATTTATACTAACCATATTTTCATAATTATTTTTATTATCATAATAGGATTGAAATTATTTCTATTTATTATTTGTAGATTTTTTACTTATATTTTTTCCTACAAAAGTAGCAAAAAGTAGCATCTGCATCATTCTCAGTAATATTATTTTGCTACAAAAGTAGCAAATCCGCACCATTGCTACAAAAGTAGCAACCGTATTTTTTTCCTTTTTTGCGGGAGAGGGGGAGGCCAAAAAAAAGGAAAAAAGTTTTCAGAAGGCGTGTAAAAACTTTTTAAAAAAGTCCCGGATTTCTTTCCGTTTCTTCCGTCCAATCTTATTATTAAATTTTATCATAGTTTTTTATTTTATACTATTGTTAGATGTTATTGTTAGTTCTCATAATATAGTTGACTTTAGACTAACCTTAGATTATCTTAGAGTAATTAATTTATAATATAAGAAATAATCATAATAGTTATAATTATTTCTTATAGTTTTTTGATACTTTCTTGCTACAAAAGTAGCAACCGTATTTTTTCTTTTTAAAAAGTTTAAAAGTCTCGGATGTAAAAAAAATAACATCCTTATATAATGGAAAAAGGAGCCACGCTAGAAATTATAAAAGATTTAATTATAAAAAGGGGAGGTAATTACAATATTGAAGAGAGTCAACACGGTGCTATTACTAAGTATAGTGTTACAAATGGTACAGAAGAAGTATGTGAAATTACTTTATCAACTGGTAATTATAAAATTGCGCACTACAGTGAAGACGACCGTTGGTTTGGCGATTCTTGGCATAAACAACGTAAAGCAATTAGTGTTATGTTTTTAAGGTCCAATGTAAAAGGAATGGGTAAATTAATGCTTTCTTATGGTGTATTAGCAATGTGGACCAAAAAACCAGGTATAAAATATTGCGTGTTAGATGATGATAGCGATAACAGCGTATACAAAGATAAAAATATTTACTCTGCTTTATCTTTTACTCCAACAAATAAAGCGACTGATACATCTAATGAAGAAGGTCCAGATAGGGTACAATTAAATGGACCAGAAAAACAATGTCTTTTAAGTGACTTTCTAAGTAGCGTAAAAAATATAGCCAACTTTTTAAAAAATCCTGAATTACCTGAACCAAGTATTAAGATTTGGCGTAGAGAAAGTGATAGAATTAAACATAAAAGTTCAGAATCTTCAACAAATTCTGCAACAAATTCAACAAATTCTGCAACAAATTCAAGAAAATCTGCAACAAATTCAAGAAATTCTGCAAGAAATTCAAGAAATTCTGCAAGAAATTCTGCAACAAATTCTGCAACAAATTCTGCAAGAAAAACTGCAAAGAGATCTAAAAGAAATTCAACAAATTCAAGAAATTCTAAAAAATCAAGATCCTAATTGTTTAGCCCGTCTATTTGCAATGAAAGGCATTATACGTGTCTTTTTATCCAAAGTTAAAAGTTCATTAGTCCAAGGAAGAGGTCCCTCAGGAAATTTACGCCAAAAAAAGGATTCCTTGTAAAGTGCTTCTTCCAACTCTTTAATACCAATTGTAAGATAGGTTCGCGGGTTATTATTAACTTCTTTACGTAAGGCCAACTTAATTCTTATTTTATCTGCTATTAAAAAGGAATTGTCTGTCTTTTGCAGTTCCTTTAATTTATTTATTTCAGCGGTTAATTTTTTATACTTTTCTTGAGTTTCCCAATTATCATAAGTAATTTCAAAGTCTTTTACAAAGTCAACCCCGGGGTTTAGATGAAGAAGAGTCAAAAAGAACTCATCACCCACAGGCATTTCATTAAAAAAATCAAAAGGCTTTTCCAACAATTTGGTTACGTGATACCGAGACAAACACATTCGCGCATAATGTTTTATAAATGGCTCGTACATTTCGTAACCAATCCGTGTCTTAATTCTTTCTTCTATATCATAATTTGATGGTTTCATAAATTTAACATAAGATGTTCGTATATCTTCTGTTATCGTATCATAAAAAGTATCAAACCGTTTCAAAGGAATACACGATTCACTAATTGTTACAAACTTTACATTATTCGGGTCTTTCATAGCTTCTTTAAATAAATGGTAATAGGCATTGGTAATTTTACCCCACGCCGTATCAACACGCGCAGAAATCACGCTATTTTTTAACCACGGAGTTACGATTTTATCAGGAATCTTTGCGTGTGTATAAATGGATACTTTGTGATACCTATCTTTAAAATACTTAGTCCATACGTTGGGTTGATTAATGTCTCCGATTGTCAAAAAGAGAAAGGCAATCTTGTAGGGAGAATACAAAAAGGCGCCATTCATTCCATAGAATTGTTTAGGCGACGATAGAGACATAGTAGGCAAGGCACATCTTTCAGCTAATTTAAAATCGGGAACGGTATTGCAACTCTCTGTCAATATGACAACTTCTTTCCATAGATAAACGGGAATGCGTTCCAATATTTCAAGTACATTTATATAGACAGAGGAATGATGAGCGTGATAAATATAAAGTGACCGAGACCTTAAATCCTCTGGCACATCTATCATACTTACTAGAATCAAATCATCCTCCGGTACATAGTCCTTGGACTGGGTGCCGTATATTTTGATAACAAGTCGTCTTTTTAATTGGAAGGGTTCCATCGTAAACGTGGGAGTTGTTTTTCTTAAAAAGAAGGAACCTTTCATTTTTTCCAAATCAAAAGGTAATATTTTATTGTAAGTTACGGGGTGAGATTGCCGGCTATTTTGCATCCATTCCGTGTATACTGTTTTGTATTCAAGAAATGAATAGGTTGGACTCACATACTTTAATAAAGACAAAAAATACACCTCGTCCCACGCGCCCTCTTTGTTTTTAATCATATAGTTCACCTTTGTAAGATAGTCGTCGTATTTATTTCTTGAATTCAAAATGATTTCAACGTCACGTTTGCATAAAATCCACCATTGACTCGCCTTCCATTCGTTCTCGTATTGTTTTATTAAGTTGAACATTGATTTGGTTTGAAACTTTAAAAACTGCTTGAATTTGTCAATGCTTACTAATGGATACACGTCATAAGCAAGCAATACGTACCATTCGTGTCCGTTTTTATAAGCCAATTCAAGTAATTTAATCGTAGCATCTACAATAGATTTCGCGCCCCAACTTGTCGGATAACTTGTAATGTTATATTTACTAATGTTTTTCGGTTCTTTTGCATTCACATAAACAGATTGATTTTCTATAAACTCCTTTGTTTTATTGTGTAAAATGTCATCATAAGTTAAAAACAAAAAGGCAATCTCCGAATGGTTCTTTCTAGTTCTTGGTCTAGGTGTTTTTCTTGACCGGGTTACATTATTTGTCTTGGCAACTGTAATTTTTCTACTTTTGGGAACAGGTCTTGTGACAGGTCTTGTGACAGGCCTTGTTTCCATTATAATAGAAGGGGTTATTTTCATTTAGACCTTCGTCTAGAAATTTTAATAGGATATGGGTCTATGTAGTTATTTTTTGTATTTAAAACCTTATATTTATCCGTGTTTAATAATATACTAAAAACAGCTTGATCGTGACGATTTTCTATAAAGGTAACATCATTTATTTCAATGGATTCAGAATCATCTATTAAATTATACTTGCAAGCATTATACCAATCATCAATAAATTCGCAGGTTAATTTATTTTTTTTGATAAAAATAATGGTTGCTTGTTTTTGTTCATTCTCTATATCTTCGTCTTTTAGATTAAAATGCCTCACGATATCCTTTTTTGTGTATGACTTATTACTATGACCCGTTAATGTATACAACATATCATAAGTATTACATTTTTTTATAATTTCTTCTAGTTTTGACTTATCATTATCTATTTCACAACCAGAATCTAAATATACCAAAATATCACCGTCATTTATTTTTTTCAATGTTTTTGAGATCAAGTATGGTTTCCATAACCAATAACCATAACCTCTTTTATTGGTTTCTATAAAATTTTTATGTTTATCCCAAAAATCCTTATCCTTTTTTAAATCTGTATCATAAAATAAAAATATTTTATCAAATACTTTTATGGTTTCCAGTTCTTTATTTATTCTTTGAACGGCGTCATAATAATTTTGGCCTCCTCCCCCAAATGTCATCGCATAAATATTATTTTCAAATGATTCTTTGTACTTGTAAGCATTGAAATAAGTTAGAAATAAAAATAAAAATATGGCTACCAGTAACATATAATATAATAATATAATATATGAAAAATGTATTTATTGCAATATTATTATTATTTCTCTTGACTTTCAAACATCGTAAAGAAAAAGAAGGTTATGAGAATAGGTTTGAAAACGTTGGAAACATAGGCAATCTTATTTGCGATTACTATTATAATTATGTAATGTGTATCTTACAGAAAAAAGATTTTGAATGGTTCTCTGATAATGAATTTATAAAATTATTCCCCAAAAAAATAATTTTCAATGAAGACATATACAATAAGTTAAAAGAAAAAAAGATAGAATACGAAACCTATAAGGACCATCATAGTCTATCTTTTTGGAACAACAAAACAAACGAACAAAAAATAATACACGAAATAATGCAACCATATATGTATAATATTTTTAATACAGCATTTGTAAATAGTAACCTAAAAACAAAGGTAGACTATCCAATCATACATTTTAGATGCGCAGACACACCATTTATGAAGCATCAAGACTACTATTTTCAAAATTATAACTACTTTAAAAAAGGTATGGAAGAAATAAAACAAAAGGTCAAGTTTGATAAAATAGTTATTTTATCGTGTAGTACGCATCAAAGCACCGTTGGAATTCAAAAGGCTTGCGCAACATATTCGCACCTATTAAAAGAAGCATTGAATGAATACAAGGTTGAAATACAATGTGGAAACATAGTAGAGGATTTTGTAAAAATGTTTTATGCTCCCGCTGTAATATCTACCATAAGCTCCTTTTCATATATGTCTGGATTTTTTGGCGGAGGTGTCTTTATTATTCCGAGCAGTATTACAAACAATAGAGAGATTGATGAACTTGACTCTCACTATAAAGGGTTTAATATTTTACACGACAGCGTATCTGATTATCACAACATAGACGAGGTATATAAACTTTTAATTACTTGAACATATAACTATACCAATGTCATTTTCTGGTTATAAAGCATTAGTTTAATGTCTTCCTTTATCCGATTCAGGCATTCATCATTCTCTTTATTATTCAAATACTTCATAAACTTTTCTTTCAACTCTTTCTCCGGATTTGTCTCAAGCCATTCTTCTAGCATCATCTCCTTCTCTTCATACAAACGGTCTAATTCATCTTTCTTGTTTGCTAGGTTCCAGTTGTGACCGTCATACACCATAATGTATTTATCCTTAATGTTAGAAATATATATATTCATATTTTCAGGCTTTACTGGATTAAAGTGTACCTTCTCAATCATATTCTTTACACAATAGTTTACTTTCTTGATACAAAACCTGTAATCTTGGTCTGTCAGGTGGCTCGTATCTGTCTCGCGATAAGAAAGTAGATTAAAATTATTAATCGTTTTGTTAAAGGAACCATGAATCTCTAGTTTCCCCATTAACTTTTCAATTTGCTTAGATTGCGTTTCTATTTGATTCTTTTGCAGATAAATTTCTTGGGTTTGTTGTTCTAAACGTATATTCATTAAACGTACCAATTCTTTCAAGTCCTCATCCTTGTTTTTGTTGCAAGTATACTTGATATGTCTATTCATAGATTGTCTAAATTTAAACTTTTGTTCACAGTATTTACACGTAAAATCGTTTTGTATATTTAGGGTTGTTGTTGGGTTCGTTTGGGTTGTTTTTGGGTTCGCTAGAGTTGTTTTTGGGTTGTCGGTTTCCGTCTTACTAGAAATAAAATTATGTTTTTTACTTCCTAGATGCTTAGCATAATTGGCTTTAATCGTAGTATAATAATCACAACACAAACATTTATATTCCATATATATACACTATATTTTATACTTTTATATAAACTTTTATACAAAAGTATAAATGAACCCATCTCAGTTTACTTATTTTTTATACAAAAGTATAAAATCCGCACCATTTATACTTTTGTAGCAACTCTAAAAAAATATTTTTTTCAGGGAGAGAGGGTGGTAAAAAAAATATTTTTTCTTTTGACAACGGGCCAAAACTTTTTTCAAATAGTCTCGGATTTCTCTCCGACCAATCTTTCAATTTGTTTGGTTTGATAATCTATTTTTTTATTAAATTCTTCCCTCTGTTTTTTTAGTAGAGAAAACAATTCTTTTACACCAATTTCAGGTACAGGTTCTGGATCAGGAATTTTGCATGTATATTTTATATGTCTATACATAGATTGTTTAAACTTAAAATGCTTATTACATTTTTTACACTTAATTTCATGTACTGATACAGGCTGAGGTGGAGGCAACGCCTGTACAACTGGAACCGGAGGCAACGCATTTGGTTTAACTTGTGTCTTTCTAATGTGTTTATAAGTTCTAAGATGAGTTGTATAATTAGTCTTTAAAACACTGGAAAACCCGCAACACTTACACTCATATTCGGGCATTATGTAAAAAAGAATAATGTTTCTATATTTGTTTGTATATAATTTATTTATACAAATATTTGGCTATTATAATAAAAATATGGTATAATCACTTATCTTTTACTTGCAAACAAGATTCATAATTTTTATATTACATCATTCTTTTTGGGTTGTCGCAAAGTTCAAAATGTTTGTAAATTGTTTGTTCTAAAGTTGTTATTGGGTTGTTTTCGTAATATTTATACTTTTATTTATAAAATATTATAATTTTATTTACACCAATCATAGTAAGAAATATATCACAACTATGAATTTATACTTTTTTCCTTATACAAAAGTATAAATTCTCTTATACAAAAGTATAAATCAAATATATCAATCTTAAATGGTAATACTATCTGCTTATACTTTTGTATAAATTGACACCATAAAATTTTACGGGTGCAACTCTGTTATTGGATTTTTTTTGCGGGAGAGGGTGGCCTCAAAAAAATATTTTTTCTTTTGGCCGAGGCCCAAAAACTTTTCAAAAAAAATCAAAAAAGTTGGCGGATTTCTCTCCGGAGATTATTTAATTATTATACCACTAACAGCGCGATTAACAGAACGTAATAGAGTTTGTCTAGATATAACTTGACGATCAACTGAGTGTGCACTTGATAAATATTGTTCTTCTTCTCTGTCCCATTGTTCACTTAATTCTTTTATATATTCATCGCGAGTCTTATCTCTCAAAGTTTCTCCATCTTTTATTTTTCCGTAATTTATTTTGTTTGAATATGGATTTGTTTTTGAAAGATTTATAAGTGGTTCTTCTCTAGAAATGATATACATTTCTTTTGGTGTTAAACATTCAAGCATCATTCTTATACGTGTTAAAAATCCTTCAAGAACTGTAATACCGGTGCTTAATTTATTTTGCGATTCATTATGTCTGTTTGATTGTGAATAAGGATCTAGTCTTTCTATTATTGATCTTTCCAATGATTTAGAAAGTTCTTCATAATCTTCCGTCAACATCCTCGTGCGTAATTCATCTCTTTTTCTAAGTTCTGCAAGTTCTTCTTTACCTAATAAATACAACTCTTTGTAATTTGTTATCTTATTTTCTAATTCTTCACTTTTTTCAGGCAAATTCTTTTTACTCACACGTACCTTAGGTCTTGGATTTGTTCTCCTTTTATTGTTTTCACTCTTTACATTACGATAGTTAGAAACTTGAGTATTTCCATTTGAAACTTTTTCAAAATTTTTACGTGATGCATTTCTTTTTTCTTGTATGTCAATTGCTTTTTTAACAAGAGAAGATAAGGAACCTTGTGCATTATTTCTAAGACTTTTTACTTTTTGTGTGTACTCTTTTAAGTTAATGTTTTTTGAATATTCAGGAATTATACCAAGTTCTCTTTGTGCAGAATTTCTCTTTTTCTTCGTTTCAATTGCTTTTTTACCAATCTCTATTAAGCCATTCATTATATTACGAATATATTATTTACATTAACGCATACACTTACCAACATACACGTATAAAATTATGAGTTTTATTAGCTAAATTATTTATCGTATTTGCTACACAAGTCTCCATGTCAAATCTAATGTTTCCTTTTTTAAGTGTTTCAATATATTCTTCATACGTCATTTCTCTTAAAAAATTTTCATGAGAAAGCCGAACTTTAAATGGATTTACAAGTGCACCATCCCACATAGTTTGATGATCAATAGCACCTTGTAACATATTATCTGCAAGATTAATAATACAAAAATCTTCTGGAGGTATTCCTAACAATAAAAATTTTAAATGACTCTTTACAATATCAAAAAAGGAAAGTTTTTCGTCTTCCATCATTATAACCTTATGATGTGGTGTTGAGCTTCCCCTCCTTTTGTTTCTAGCTAAAAAAATTTCTTGTCGTTTTTCTTCAAACGCCCTAAGGTCTTCCGTCAACATCATCGTGCGTAATTCATCTCTTTTTCTAAGTTCTGCAAGTTCTTCTTGAGCAGATAAATACAACTCTTTGTAATTTGTTATCTTATTTTCTAATTCTTCACTTTTTTCAGGCATGTTCATTGACACATTCTTTTTACTCAAACGTACCTTAGGTCTTGGATTTGTTCTCCTTTTATTGGTTTCACTCTTTACCTTACGATAGTTAGAAACTTGACTAATTCCATTTGAAACTTCTGCAAAATTTTTACGTGCTGCATTTCTATTTTTCTGTGTTTTAATTGCTTTTTCACCAATCTCACTTAACCTTTTATACGCCTCTTGACTCATTATAATAAGAATATAATATTTATGAATTTTTTTACGTCTACGTGAAATATTTAATTCCCTTGATTCAGAATTTAAAGTTCTGGATTTATTATAAAAAACGATTCCTTGTGAATTAAATTTAATACCTTTTTTCGCGTCTAGTTTTATCTGAAAAAAATTGTTCTACCTCATATTTACCCTTAAGTTCATCATATCTAGTATTCATGTTTTCTATTGTTTTTTTTTGGTTGTCGTATTTAGCCAAGAGTTCAAGGTAAATGGATTCATGTCTACTAATTATTTTTTTATCTTCTTCTTTTTCCTTGTTAGACATTTCAAGTTCTTTTTTTAATTTTTTTATTATTTTATCTTTTTCATCAATTTCATCATTTTTATACATTTGCAGTTCTTTCTTTATTTTTTTAATTGCTTCTTTATCTTCTTGTTTTTCCTCGTTACACCTTTCCAATTCTTTATTTAATTTTATAAATGCCTCTTTATCTTTTGTAATATATTCTTCGTATTTTGTTATTAGTTTATCTTTTTCTTTTTTTTCTTCTTCGCATTTTGTTAATAAACCTTTTAATTTATCAATTTCAGAGGTTAAATCTTGAACATGAGGACATTCTTTTGAATCAATTAGACATTCCATTTTACTTAACTGATCACGAAAAAATTTACATTCGTCCTTTATTTTTTTAACATTTGTCATTAAGTGATTATTCCTAGATTGTGAACGATTGCTATTTAATGACATATGTTGTGTACGATTACGCGTCATAGGTCTGGGAATAGTTCTGGATACTGATTTAGTATTCTTAACAGTGTTATTCATTACATTATGAATATATTAAATCCGCAGACCAGTACTCATTGTAAGGCGAACGTCCGCGCCGTCCCAGCTTCACAGCTCTCTCGTAAATTTCCGGCAACCAATCAGTCTTGGAATAAACGCGATAAACCTCCATATAGACTTCTCTTACCAAACTGATATTAGATAAGAGAACCGCATTTACATAGATTGTTTTTCCTGTTTTGTAATACTTATGCATCAAGCCGCGTAAAAAGAGAGTAGTGAAAGATTCCATTTTAATAAAGTATAAATCTATTATTTATAATCAATTTTATCTTACAAAGTTAAAAGTCACGTTAAGATAAAATAGAATGAATTTATACAATGAAAATAATTAGGGCGTTAAATACGTATTTACAAATTTATAGCTATGGGTCTTTGTTTGTACCTACGAATGATTGTAGATATAAATCTATTGAGCGAAGGAAGTTAAAAAGGAGGATTGGTGTAACAAATGTAGAAGACCATCATTTGATACCCAAAAGTTTGAAAGGTCATCCTGCGTTATATGATTTTGATGTTCATCAATGTAAAAACCTGAAAATAATGCCTAGCAGAACTTCCTCGCCACCGTTTCCCATTTTAAAGCACAATTCGCACGAAAGATACAACAAGTATGTACTTGATTGTCTTAACAAAATAAATACAAAGAACGATGATGAAAGACAGTATGAGATTTATTTACTTGTTTATCACTTGGACTCCAACTTAAATTTTGTTGGAGACATTCCTTTTTAATAAATTATTTGTGTTATATAAAGGGTATTTTAATGTCTAATATGTATTATTCTCAAAGGTATATATACTATTACATAAGAGGACCCGTAGGACATTGTAAGATTAACTACTTCAACATTTCGGTTACATTCGGGTATATATATGGTTACGTTTCAAGCAAGCATATCAGAGGCAGGTCAATTATGTATTTTTATAAATGGAGCACCGCATCTTCCGTCTGTCGTAGGACGCGCAACAGGAACATCACAACTAGTCGGTAGTTCATTAATACAAGTACCTTCAAATACAATCATAAGTATAAACAATCCATCTAATATAGTTCTAACTTTAACGCCGTTTGCAGGAGGAATACAGCCTGTCTCAGCACATCTAACAATTATAAAATATAACTAAAAAGAAATGATAACAATAGATTTTATCTTTAGTTATTGGATTTTCGTATTATTTCTTTTTTATTATATAACAAAGTTCAATCCCATTAATCCGTTTCTTTTACTATGCGGCGCATTGATAGAACAAACGTTTGCTTTCTTCTACTATGTCTATAAAGGTCTACCAATAATCACTCTAACCATATACGTGTTTATTATTGTTCTTATAAAAGGAATTCCTCTTTATTTATTACGAAACACTAAGAAGTGGAATCCTATCTTTTCAGTATCGTTCTTTCTATCCTATCTTTTATATTTGCAATACAAAGGGACCAATCTATTTGAAATCTATAGAAAAGTAAACGAGTCTATGCTAAAAGGAACAAATGACACGCCTTTTTTTTATTACCTAACAAAAATAGGTATAAATCTAACTTGAATTATATAATAATGAAATTATATACGCCTATGAAAATATTAAAAGTATTAAATATTTTTTTTCAAATTTATAGTTACGCATCCTTGTTTGTACCAGAACATAACTATAAATTTATTGAACGAATATTTAAAAAAGATATAGAATTAAGTGAGCAAGACTTAAAGAATAATTTTATAAAGAATTTTAACGTTCATTCGTGTAAAAACCTAAAGAGAATTCCTTCTAAAAATTTGCATAAACATAAACATCCGAAATATAACGAGTATCTCGTACAGTGTATTGACACGATAGAAGATGATAGAGAGAATGATATTTATATGTTGTTCTCTGATAAGGACCTTTAAATCTCAAGTGCAACCGCGTCTCTGGCTTCTATCTTAGATTCTTCCCTACTTTTTATGTTTCTAATACTTAACATAGGGCCGTTGCTTTCTTCCACCGTCCATAAGCCACTGTCATACATAACGGTTTGACCCTCGTAAATATCGGGCAAATAAATAACTTCTTTTCTAATTAATTCCTCGCCATCTACAGAGAATAGCTTCCTATCCTTTTTAACAATCTGCACCTTTTTCCCTTTATACCATACAAAGTTACCGGACTTTAAATATTTTTTCGGCTTTAAAGTGTTGGTATTCAAGGAGGGAACAGTAAGTCTAACACGTTTTGAATTTCGGCTTTTCTCTGTTCGGTTCTTGTTGGTCATGGTCGCAGGAAAAAAATTATTTTTAAAGGACCTCTTACGGTGAAGGGTTCTTCCGAAATTTTCACCCTCGTCGCTGCATTCTGTGTTGCACGTTAACAAGGATAAATAAATGGGACTTTCAGAATTGTTATGCAAGGTGATAAGGTCTATTACCTGAGACAATAATAGGTCGCCATTTTTAAAATCATAGATTCGTTCCTTTGTATTACAACAATAAATATAACTTTCTAACTTGTCTGTTACATCACGACCGTATTCCATTTGAAAGTATTCACCGCGCTTTTTAAACTTCGGTTTGTATTCTTTACGTTTATTAATAGATTCATTACAGAAACCCTCCAAAAACCTTTTTCCGTAAATGATGCATTCATTTTCTTCTGCATAAAAACAGAGGGTTACATCCTTTAGATTTACCTTTTTATCTTTCACATAGCATCCGTGACTTGATAATAAATACCTCATATAAATAGTGCATAAAAATAAAATGCTTAAATAAATATGCGATATGCAATTTTAATCTCCGGACAACCACGGACCTTTGATTACGAAATACAGTATCATATGTTTAAAAGATTTCTTTCTTCAATAGAATACGATGTATATCTTCTATTCAAGATGAAAGACACGAGACCAATGGATAAAACTGCAGTAAAAAAAATAATAAATATGTTAGACCCAATCTATGTTCATTATTTTTATGATTTTAAAAAACAAGGTGTCTATTATTCGCAAATGAAAATGATAGACCTTTTGATAAAAAAAATGACGAGTTATGAGAAGGCCCTGAAAATAAGATACGATGCAGTCATTAGGTTCAGACCCGATGTATATGTTCCGTCTCTACAAATGTTTCCCTTGGAAAATTATATTTACACTTCTATCAAGACAGATGCTTGGGGAAACGACCAATTTTTTATGATAAACCGAAAGATGCTGGAAGAATGGTGGGTAAAATATGTGAGACCGACCTTGTTAAATGAATCTTTGTATACAAAGTGTCCTGATTATGTTATTTTTAATGGATATCCTGTCAAGCAAATTGTACCTAGCGGGTTAATCCGAGATAATAAAATACAAACGTGGAATGGTAATATCCCATTAAAAATTGAATAGTAATATATAGTATTTAATGGAATATAAAATGGACCCGGTATACGAGACACGTAAACAGCAGATTAAAAGGTCGCAGAAGGAAGTCTATTCCAAAAAGCACGTGCGGATACAGGAAAAGGTTAAGGCGCAAGCGAAGCAACCGATGCAGCAGATGCAACAGCAGATGCAGAATCAAAAGCAGAATCAAAAGCAAAAGAAAAAATAAAATCCCATATTCTCTTTTTCGTTTCAGTGTTTTCAATAAAATAAATGGTACCCACCATTAAACATTTTGTAACCGATTCCAAGTAAGGAATATTTAACCCTTTTTTCTTACATTTTTCTAGAAATAAGGCACGCATTTTTTTCAAATATTCTTTATCCAAATCACATCCATTCAAGACCAAATCATAACCCAGTATACTTTGATATAATTTTCCATAATCATAGTACTTGTCTCCGTTCAATGTTAAAATTCCATCTACTTGTCCCTTCATATCAATCAACTTATAATTGTCTCGGTAGTCCAAAATAATATTGGAAAACCAAAAGTCGCCGTGAATCATCGCAACCATCTCGGGCAAAAAATTCCGAGACAAATCTTCCAATACAGTTTCCACGTACTCTTTTGCATTATCAAAGGAGTAATCAACTAAATTAAAACGTTCGCGTATCTTTTTAAAGTAATTATTATGTATATTTGTCTCGGTAATATGAATGGTCCCAGATACCAAATGCAAATCATTCAAGATACCAAAGAGAGACTCTATCTTTTTTTCATCAATCAGTTTATTTTTATAGAGATAAAAGAGAGGTATTCCTTTAATATAATCCATAGTTAATTCAAGCTCATCTTCTTTTTTATTAAAGTTCAAAAGTTTGGGGAAATAGGGTATGCTATCAGGTATGTTTTGGTAATAATGAAGTTCGCCTTTTAAAATATTATACGGGCCGTATTTTTTAATCACATTGTCCTGTTTTTTAATCACATTAAA